TTAAAACTGATATGTATTACCATTAAAAAATACTATAACTTTTTTTAACTTATTTTTCGTACGTTTTCGTCTATCATCTATCGTCTTTTTAATTTCTTTTATCGTAAAACTACCTTTAACATTAAGACAAGTGATTCGGCTTCCTTGATGAATTGAGCTTCTTAATTGCTGGTCAATGGAATTTAAGCTGCTACAACCTTTCAATTCTCCCAACTCATCATCAATAATCATATCTATACTTGAAGCAAAATCAGAACGAGGCAATAAATAAACCTTATGTCCTTCATCCGCGAGCCTTTTAGCTGATGCAATTTCATCAGGATTATGCGTTGAATTAGCAGCCTTTTGTACATAACCTCCTTTTTTGCCTTTGTGTATGCTCTCATAATTTTTTAATAATTCGGGGTAGTAGCTTTGCATATCAAGCTCTCTTGCTTGTGCAACTATATCGGCGGTAATGCCGTACCTATCGGCTCTTGCAATCATTTCAGGGGTAATTTTCCACCAGCTTTCCTTTTCAATCGGATTTCCCCCGAAGCCTTTTTGAGGTTTAAAGTTTTTCCTGATTTCTTTCATCGGCACATTTTCAATTTCAATGCCGTGTCCTATTTCAAAATCGTAAACTGCTCTAAAGGTTGTACGGCAATTAAAATGATAAGGCGGGAAGCCGTAAGTTTCCCAAAAGGGATGATCCTTGTGTAAGGCTTTTCCGTTTCCGGCTATAAAGGTTAATCCTCTACAAATATCGCTTTGCCTTTTATCCTCTACAAATAAAAGTTCCCACGCAGGGGGCATATTGTTTTTATACTGCATAAGACGGCCCGCATTGTAGGCGCTCTGTACATTGGTGCGGTAAACGGTTTCCCAATAGCGGGGCGTAAACTTTTCGCCCCAGTCTTCAGTCATAGCCTCAATATCTTTCCAAGACTCTAATATGCTTTCATTTTTTTCTACGGCAAGGGCAAGCCTTCCCTTTACCGTTTCAATAAAATCCGCTTCGCTTAATTTTGCAACTGTGAAAGCTCTGAACCTTAGCTTAGGCTCTAAGCTAAGCCATTCATCTTTTTTTATCGGGAGTTTTGCCTTTAAAAAATTTACGGCTTCATCAAAAGATAATTTTTCTTCTTCAATCAAAACGGAATGTTCTTGATCATCTGCAAATTCTTTTTCTTCTCTATCTTTAGGCATTGCATGTAAACGGCCCAAAAGAAGGGAGCCTTGTATCAGGTTTTCTGCAAGTCGGATAAGTTTTTCATTATCTCTTCTTTCAAAAGATAAACTCTTTATTTTTTTTGGGCTAAGTTTTTCGCCTTTTAATACTTCATTAAAATTGCTTAAATAGTCTTTTAAAACTTCTTTTATAAGGCTTTTAAATCTCACCAAACCTGCATCGCAAAAAGAATTAAGTTCTGCGTTTTCTTTTTTTACTCTTTCTCTTTTTTCATTTAGAAAAACAAGAGTTCTTTTTTTTTTACATTATCCGAAAAATCAAGAGAGCTTTCATCTTCTCCTCTTATAAGACGATCTGAAACAAAGCTGTCTTCTTCATTCTCAGGTTCCGGTAACTTGTGTCTGTCATACAAGGCTTTTTTAGAAACAGGGACTCCTAACTCGATGGCCTTGGTTACCATCTCCCAAGAGGCGTATTCTCCTGCATCTATTTCAAATCTGACAGGCTCTTCACCGGGCCAGTTTAATTCACAAAAGATGTCATACAACCCTTGTATTGAACTTTGAAGATTTTGAGCGTCCTTACTTATAACGGCTGCAAAGGTGTCATCATGTAAAACGGCATTCGCTCTTGTTCCGTATTGAGCCTCGTTTGTAGTAAGGCTTTGCCCTGTAAGCCCGTAAGAAATTTCCGTATTACATACGGCGATTAAAACATCAAAATCTTTTATAGCCCCTTCAGCATTTAAATACTTAACGTCTTTTACGTTTCCCAACGCAAGACTTGAACCCGATCTTATCTTGTGCAAAATATCCGCCAATATGTTGGCTCTCTTTACTGCCTCTGCATCGGTTTTGGTTTCAAAAATTGCCAAGATACTCGGCACCCCGATTCTTTCTGCGGCCATCGTCCAAAACTTAAAGCCCAACTTTTTAAACTGCCAAGGCCAATAGACACGCCGTAAAATGCTTACCCCCGAAACGCTTCCCGTACCTCTGTCGTTTCTGTGTACTATAAATTTATAAGGATCGTTTAATGGGATATAATCGGGCAAAAGATAGGGCGTATATCTATCCCCTTGGTCGAAGCCTTTTTTAAAACCGATTAAAGAGCGCGGAACGGGAATAAACTTTTCAGGAACAAAAAGGCATTTTTCTTTTTTCCAGATAATTTCACTTACGGCTATTCCGTAGGGAAGGGCATTTAAAAGCTGTAAGCCCAATTCTTGAAGTTTATTGAAATTTATATAATGACGGGCATCTTCATTGAGCCTTTCGTTTTTTCCATCGACTTGCCCCATGTCAAGACGCAAGACCTTATCTTGTCTGTTTTCTACAAGGCTTCCCACCCTTGCATCGTCGAGCATGTCATTAAATATTTTTAAGCTCTGTCTTGTATCGGATAGCCAATCGCTTGTTTCATCAAGATTAGCAACGATCGACCTAAAGCCCGTTAAGTCGATTACCGAGCTTAATAGTTCTTTTTCGTTTACCTTCTTTTTTCCCAGCATGAAAATCCCCTTTAATAGCCTAAAAACATATTAACATCTTGCGGATGAGCTTCTGCGATATATGGAGCGGCTCCTTCCCCTTCTTCTAAGGCTGCATCCAAACAAAGAGCCGAAGCGGCAGCAGCGTCTCCGTGCCTCTGCGTTTTTCTCACGCCCTCATTTGTACGCTCTGCAATTTTAGGAATCCCTTTTATAAGCTGTACTACAGAAAAGTCGCTTAATATATACTCGTCTGAAGGAACGGTAAAGTTTTTTTCTTCAAGGCTTGATTTTAATAAAGGCATCATACGGGCATACCACGCATTGCTTATCATTACCTGCTCGACAATTCCCGGATAATCAAGTTCCAGCCTTTCGGCAAGCATTTGCCCGTTACCCCGTGCATCGCATTTCCCGCCTTTAAGGTTCTTTAGGCTATCCAATATTAAAGTCAATAATTGGTATTGCTCATCAAAGGGCCAGTTTCTAAGTTCTATTATGATTCGGGTAAGTAATTCTTCTCCGCATTTTTCAAGTAACCAGACGACCGATAAATCCCCCGATCGGCCGAAGTCGAATCCGAAAAAGACTGCCCCTTCTATCATACTGATAGTATCCAAGATTTCATTTTTAAAAAACTTTAAAACTTCCCTTTCTTTTTTATGTTTTCTTTCATTTAAAAAATTATCGTCAAATGCCTTTCTTGCAATCGGTATCGTCTCATCAAGACAAGTGTCTAAAAGCAAGCGGGGAAAGTACCTTGTTCCCGACCTTACAGGAATACACCTAAGCTCCTCATCTGCATTGTCTTTATAAATACTGTAAACTCTTTCAACAAAGGCTTTTTCGTTTTCTTCACTCCATGCGATTTTTTGGCTTTCACAAATTTTTTTATAAAGCCCTTCTTTTACCGCCTTGTCAAAAGTAGTATGGTGAAGACTCCAGTCTTTTTCTTCTCCCCGTTTTATTTTTTTTATAAAAAGATTAAAAGGATTATCGTCTCCGTTATGGGTTGAAAGGATGCTGAAGCTTCCTCCCCAAATTAAAAGAGCTAAAGCGGCCTTTTTAATTCCTTCAAAGTCTTCTACGAAGGCCGCTTCATCAAGGATTACATCTCCCTGCTTAGACCTTAAAGCATACTCGACACTTGGAAGGGCTGCTATTTCTTTGCCGCTTGCAAGCTTTATTCTAAAAACGGTTATGTCTTTTCTTTCTTCAGTTACGATAACCTCTTCATACAGCTCGGCCGTTACCTGTAAGCGGGAACACCAATAAGCGGAATCCTTTATAAATTGCCGTGTCATGTCTTTATTGTAAGATAGATAATAAGTGTTTTTTCCGTCGGCGGTCATTCCGTTTAAAACCGCTTCAAGAGAAAGAGTAAAGCTCGCTCCTATTCGTCTCGACTTCTCCCAAAGCCTTAAACTGCTTTTATCGTTAAGCCATTTTATCTGATAAGGTAATAAAACTTCTTTTAAGTTTATATCCTCTTTCATACTTCAAGCCCCAATTCCTTTTTTATGCCGGCAGCTGTTTCATCTGAAATGCCTCCGGCTTTTACAGCCTTTTCGATTTCTTCCTTTGCCTTAAAAAGGCCTTGCTTATATCCTTTTTCGTAATCGAGGGTAAGCTTTGCTATATCTTTTTGAGCCTTTACTATTCGGGCTAACTTGTCAATGATTTCCCCGTCTGTAAGCGTTCCCAGGTTTTCCATTCCCTGAAGCTCGGTTAAAAGCATAGCCATTGCCATATCGGTTCCGGCCTTGGCCATTTGAAGCCCGGGAGTATTTTTTGTCGCTTCGATAAAGATTTCGGTGTCTTTAAGTTTTTTTTGAAATTCTTTTTCGCTTAACTTTTTAGCTCTTAAAGCCCTTTGAACTCCTGAAGCCGAAACTATAAACCCTTCGGCTTTTAAAAGCTCTGCGATTTCTTTTATCGTCATGTTTTCTTCTTCGTGAAGTTTAATGGCCCGCTCTAAGACACCTTCCATCTCCACATTGCTTTTTCTAGGCATTGGGCGGCACCTTTCCTTTGTCGATTGTCTTTTTGATATACTCGATATCTTTTTGAACTCCGACCATTATTTTTAATAACTCTTTTTCGATGCCGTCAACTCTTTTATCAACGGCAGAAAGTTCCTGAACCGTTTGTGATGCCTGTTTTTCCAAAGCATCAACACGGTTTTCTAAGTTTCCTTTCCAAGAGCCGGTTCTAACGGCAACGGTTGTAAGCCCCACAGCTTGAACTAAAAATCCTACTACTTGTGCAATCGTCGATATATCGTTCATCTTTTTACCTCTTTGTAAATTATAAAACCGGTAAATGCCAAACCGAGGCTAATCGCCGTTGTCATCCAAATTATCTTTTTTCGCCTTTGCTTTAAGTATAATTTGTTCAATTCGATTATGTCTTCCTTCAATGTTTGTAATTCCGTTTTTACAAGTTCTAATTCCTTTTTCGATTGTATCAAATCCGCTTCCGACATCTCCAGCGACTGCAAGGCTTTCTTTAATTTCTCTTCCAGCTTCACTAATCTTTCCTTCTGCCCGCTCGATACTTTTTCCAACATCGTTAAGTTTATCTTGAGTGCATTCAATTCGCCCCGGATCAATTCCGCTTCTTTCAAGATCGCTTCCGTCTCCTCGTCCGTTAATTCCAAGGAAAAAACCGGCAATAAACAAACTTGCGAAAACAATACCAAAAATAAAATAATGCTTAAACTTCTTTTCCACATTTTTACTCCTCTTTTTTTTTGTTTTGTCTAACAGGTAAAGCCTTTAACTTCTAGTTCTTCATTTTGCTTTTCATCTTCTTTCCGCCCGAATACCTTATCAAGCCATATTGAGCCGTAAACCGGAGCCCATCCGATTATGATAAAAGCCCCCGATTCTACAATTTCTTTCATCGAAAGCCCGTACTCCCCGAATCCCAACATCGGGAATAATGCCTTTATGACGCTGTGAATAAAAACCCAAATTGAAGCGGCTATAATAGCCCGCCTTGATTGATCTTTTGCTTTTTTCTTTTTCTTCATAAAAATTTCCCCTTGCAAATTATTTTAAATCTTAATTTTTTTAAGCTTTGTCTATAATCCTGTACCAAATAATATGCTCGCTTCCTCCCTTTTTAACTTGCGGAGAATAAGGATCAAAAAGAAGTTCCCCTTCTTTATTTACAACCCTAAAATGATAGGGATAGGCAGCTCCTTCTTCTTGTTCTATCTTTTCTATGCAGGCATCAACCTTCTTGTAATCGGGATGACTTTTTACCCAATCGTAAAAGTCAGCCTTATCGGTACCGACTTCAAAAGCCTTTTTAGAAGAGCCTAGAGATTTAAAGGCAAGGTTGATAATCTTGTCGCTTACCAAAACCCTTCTTTCATACATGTAGCCTGCTTTATGGGCTTCATCCCATAGACTGTTGTATTGCTCAACGGTAAGAGTTTTGCCTTCTTTCATTTGAGCTATTGTCAAACAGCTTACAAAAAAACATCCGACTTCTCTTATATCTTTATACATGCCTTTTGAATTTTGTTTTAATATGGTATCTATCATTTTTTTCTCCCTTATAAAAAAGATGGTACCACAAAAAAAGAAAACCCCGCCTTTTTAGGGGCGGGGTGGTGGTGGAATAAAAACTTTTTATTGTTCTTGCGACTCCTTGAAGATACGATCTTCTAACTCTCTTTTAAAATTAAAAATTTTAACAAAGTTATATAGAAAGTAGAACACTGAAAAAAAAATGGCAATAATAGAAAATATATACAATAAATGAATTTGCTTTACTTCAGGTTTTACTTGTTGAATTATAAGTATTGCAAGCATAGCTATACAATCAACAATAAAAAAAACGCAAAAAGAATTTACAGTTTGTTTTAATCCATCTATAAACTCTTTTCTTTTTGCTTTATGTACAACCTTACTTAAATCAATCCCTGTTGCAATACTCATTCCTATAGGGAACAAAACGGTTATTGCCGTAAAAAATAAATTTAAGGCATCTTGATTGATGTAGTTGTATACTTTAATATTATTTTTTTCTAAAACTGTAAAACAGATCATTGTAAGTGCCAAAATAAAACTAAGCTGTATTATTATTTTTTTCATTAGTTACCTCCTGCAAATACAATATCATTTCTTTTTCAAGTTCTGCTTCATCAGGAAATCCTGAATCCGTGTGAGCAATGCGAATAGGCTTTGATGACTTGATTTCATTTACATCAATAGGTGTTCCTCGTTTATTTAATATGCTGCAGTCTTCCCCTTTAAGATTTTCAAGCAACATTTGGATTACCTCTCTTTTTTCATCCTCATCTTCTTTCGCAACTTTTTTTATTTTAAATGTTATATATGCATCTAATATTTTTGCTGTATCAACATTTAACTTTGATGCAGAGAAAAATTCGTTTATAAATTCCTTACTTGCAGTCAATGTCTTTTCAATGACATTATTTTTCTTTATTTCAAAATTTTCCCCTAGAGAAAAGGCAGAAATATCATTTATGTTAATAGTTTTTCTTAGATGCACGGGAAGTCTAAAAACGGCAGCCTTGCCTGCGTGTTCTTTTTCTTGTAATAAAAGCCAGTTTAAATATGTGCTTATAGTTTCACTTCTTACCGCTTGACTTCCTTTGAGTATAACAAAATCTTTTGTAAGTAAAAAGTGAGCATGATCTTTGATGTGTCCCTCGACACCTTCTTTTTCTTCGATTTCAATATCCGAGAGTGAAAAACTTTCTTTTGCAAAAAAGGCTTTTTTTATTTCGGGAGCAACTCCTTTTTTCATGGCAATAAAACAGGCCATTAGCATTTTGTCCTTTATGATTTTATAATTAGCAATAAACTCTCCCGCACCAGTCTCGTCGGCTGCGGCGAATTGTCTGTATCTAGTTTCCACAGTCTTTCTCTTTGACAAAGACCTTTTTAGTTCTTGAAAAATATCAAGTTTTGATGAAAGCTTCTCATCGTATATTTTAACATCAAAACAATACAATCTCTTTTCTTTTTTCGCCATAATCTTTTTTTTCTCCTCTTTCTATATAATTCTACCATGTCCTAATGATTTTTACAATCTCCTCATACCACCCTCACATAATGCCCCTTAACTTCCCAGTCCCCGTCTTTGAGCGGGATTACCGCACCGCTTCCGTCTTCATATAAAAGCTCCCAGGAGCCGTCCTCTTTTTGGAAAAGCCTTTTGAGCGTGGTCTGCTCCCCATACTTAACCACCATAATTTCACCCGATAAGGCCGTGTCAGTATATTCTAAAAGCACGAATGAGCCGTCAGTTATTCCCGCTTCTGTCATGCTAGTTCCTTTTATCTTTGCAACACAATACTTTTTGCCTCGCTTTAAAAACTTTTTAGGCACAGCATAGGTTTCGCCTGAATCAAAGGCTTCGATTGGGATTCCCGCTGCAAGGTTTTCGGCAAGCGGTAAGGCCTCAGTTTCTTCAGGCTCCGAAGACTCTTTTTTTAAGCCGTATTTTGAGGGAGTTTCGGCAGCACTAAAATCATAATAAGGCCTCAACTTTGGATCAGGTGTATATCGGTATCTCTTATCGTTCGCCTCTTCAGGTAGTTTCTTTTCGACAGCTCCCTTTAGCTCGTCTATCTGGGCTTGTAAGTTGTTTAGTTTTTCCCCTATCTTTTCTTCCAGTTCCGCAAATCTTGGGGCGGTGCTTTCAAGGGCGAGGGATTCAAAACTGTTAGATACGGATTGTTTTAGGCTGTTTTTGTAGCCTGTTGCTATGCCCTGTGAGGGTTCAGCAAAAGGCTGTTTTTGTAGCTTGTTTATTTCTCCAATACCAGATAGAAGCCATTCTTCTGAAATATTGTACTTACAAGATATTATATGTAATATGCTTGCTGGGATTGTAGACTGATTTTCATATCCTACCAAAGTTGATCTCGGTATTCCAACATTTCGTGAGAATTCAGATAGAGTTTCACCTGCTTGTTCTCGAATGTGCTTTATCCTTAACGAAATATCGTTATTATTATTCATAAAACCTCAAAAAAAATACATATTTTATCTAAATTTCGACAAAAGCTATTGACAATTTATCGAAAATCCGATAATAATAGTATATCGACAAGCTGTTTTATCAGCTTTACGATAAATATAAAAAAAGGAGTACGCTTCATCTTGGCGGGCGAACGTACTCCTTATGAAAAACCACCAATTAGGAGGCTATTTATGATTATAACAAAAAATGACTACTTTAACAAGATATTAAATACCTTGTTATTTCAACGGCATATCGTCTTTATGACAAAGGAGGCGATATAAAGTGAAAACTGTAAAACCTGATTTTATAATTACCAAATTGAGATTACGACCAAATCAACAAGAAGCACATCATATAAAATATCAACTTAGTATTAACAACTATAAGCTTGTTGATATAGCTAAATGTTTAGCTGTTTCAAGTCAAACTGTACAAAATGTAGTTTATGGCCGCCGCCGTTCTCGAAAGGTCGAGTCAGAGATCGCCCGAATCCTCGGAAAACCCAGCTGGAATGACTTGGTAATCGAGGCTCGGCTCTTTGTTTCCAATCCGGCATTCCGCCCAACTCAAAAAGATATTGATGAGTATAAAAATGTCTTGACTCTCAAACTCAAAGAAATCGAAAACCGAAAAGCTAAAATGCGTGAAGAGCTCGCACCCATGCGTGAAGCCGTACAGGCAATAAGGAGGGGGAGATGAGAAGAAGAGTAACTTTTAAAGATTCGCTTAAAAAGCAAAACGATATTTTTTATAAAATCATCGGCGAACAACAAGTAAGGGCTTTGGCTTCAGCGATTGGCGAACATGACATTGAATATCTAAAGCTTGATTTTTATTGTTTGTATGCCGAGGTTATGGAATTTGAAGATAAGGGTTTGATAAAGGTTGACATCGCTCGTTTATGGGATGAATATGCCGCTAAAAGACTTTTGGCGGATGTGTTACCGAATATGTTGGTGTCTCAAACTTGCATCTGCCAAGCTGAAAACGGTTTTGAGCAAATTATCGAAAGGTTTCGTCCATTCAAATCTGATGACACAAAGCTCCATATGGTCAAGTTCAAAAAAAAGAGCACCGACGGCACCTTCCACATCGGCATCATCAATCCTATTAAGAAACTCAAAAATTTTTCTACTATGGATGTTAATGAGCCGTTCAGAATATCTTTTTTTACGGAAAGCGCAAATTCTTTTAAGAAACCAGACCAGCCTGTCTCGGCAGAGGAAGTAGGCATAGTTTTTGTCCATGAACGCATTGTATCACAAAATCCAACTTTAGTACAAGGAGAAACAAAATGAAAATTGAAATAGGGTGCACAAAGTGCAATTTTAAAGTAAAAGCTGACTTTGAAAAAGGAACATACCTTACCCCTGAAGGCCTCAAAAGCATGGCCGAATTTTTTGGCCTGACCCCGACGCCAACCGGATATATCTGTAAAAAATGTTTAGAAAAACAGAATAAAAACAAAGGAGAGGATGAAATATGAGTCAACTAACCGAACGCTTAACCGGCTTACAACAGGCAATCGCCCAAAAAGAAGAACGTAAAGCTTCAGGCGAAAAAGAGCCTTGTACCATTGACCTAATCAGGGCAGACAAAGAAAAGGCTCTTTCAATAATAAACAGTTGGCGGAAAAATGCTGTTCTCTATAGTAAAAAGCAAGCAATAGAGGACTGCAATTTTTTAATCAAATTTTTAAACAAGCTAATGAAATAAAAGGAGAAAAACCGAACCATGAAAAACAAACTAACCGACTTAAACAATCATTTATTCGTCGAGCTTGAGCGCCTAATGGATGACGATATAATGAAAGAAAATCCTGACCTCGAAATCAAGCGAGCTGAGGCCGTAACAAAGGTTGCAGATTCTATTATTAAAAATGCAAACCTTTCCCTTCAAGCCTATAAGTATGCCGATGAATGGACAACCGGTAATGCCAAGGTACCTGAAATGCTCAGGGTAGGAGCCGGCAATGAATAGAATTTTTTCTGAAAATATCAAGACCTTCATTTTTGAAAATGCAAAAGGCAAAAAAACTACTGAGCTGACCGAACTTGTAAACCGCACCTTCGGCACTTCTTACAAGGTAAAACAAATACAAACTTTTAAGGGTTTTAATAAAATCAAAAGCGGTCTTGTCCAAAAATTCCCTGATGACATTATTTCCTTTATAAAAGAAAATGTAAAAGGAAAATCTTTATCTGAGCTTACCGCCCTTGTTAATCAAACATTTGCAACAGCTTATACCGAAGCTCAAATAAAATCATTTAAAACAAATCGCTCTCTTTCAAGCGGCCTTACAGGTTATTTCTCAAAAGGACACAGTCCTCATAATAAAGGACTAAAAGGAATTTGTGCTCAGGGCTCTGAAAAAGGCTGGTTTAAAAAAGGTCATACTCCTAAAAATCATAGGCCTGTAGGTTCCGAACGTGTAAGCATAGATGGTTATGTATACATAAAGATAAAAGAATCCGGTACATGGGTTTTAAAACATGTATATACTTACGAAAAACACCACGGCCCGATACCTCAAGGAATGATTGTAACCTTTAAAGACGGAAACAGACAAAATTGCAATATCGAAAACCTGCTTTTAATGAATCGAAGCGAATCAATGATAATGACTCATTTCAAACTGCGGGCTGAAAACCCTGAACTTATGGAAACAGGCCTTTTGGTATCAAAAATAATATTACAAAAAAATAAAGTAAAAAGGAGATATGAAAATAAATGATCTACGCATATTTAAGAGTGTCTACAGACAAACAAGATTTTGATGCACAAAAATTAGGAGTTGATGATTTTGCAAAAAACAAAGGTTGGATTATTGATGAGTATATAACCGACAATGGTGTTTCAGGAGCAAAAGATCCTGCTAAAAGACATTTAGGCTCATTGCTTGCAAAACTAAAAAAAGGCGATAAGTTGATAGCCGCAGAAATATCAAGACTGGGGCGTGATTTACTTATGGTCATGGAAATCCTTAATCATTGTATGAAAGAAGGCTGTGTCGTTTATACAGTAAAAGACAACTATGTTTTAGGTGATGATGTACAATCAAAAGTCCTTGCATTTGCATTTGGTCTTAGTGCAGAAATTGAAAGGAAAATGATACAGGCCCGAACAAAAGAAGGTTTAGTTCGGAGGGTGCAGCGAGGTGTTTTATTAGGCCGTCCTTATGGCAAAGAAAACCCCGAAGAATCATTAGCAGGATTTGATAAAAAAGAAGATATAATAATGCAATATGATTTAGGCGTATCTATATCCCGCATTGCTAAAAATTTAGGACTTAACAGAGTAACTGTTACGATGAGGCTTGTAGAATGGGGGAAGATAACGGAAGAGCGGACTATAAAATCGTGTGAAAGAACAAAACAAAAACGAAGAGAACAGTTTGTGTTGTGGGCAGGATACCGTGCAGATCCTATAAGTCTAACAAGAGAGCAAAAAGAAAAAATAATTGTAATGATAAAAAAGGATTTGCCAATTCCTGAAATACACAAAGAATTTTCTGAATATCCGTATCAAAGAGTTTATGACACAATATTCATAAACAAAGCCTTAAACACGTTATATAGAGAACACGGGCATAAACTCCTAGTCAAAACTCATAATAGAGTAAAGGAAAAAAAGTAAAACGATGACAGAAGAGCACAAAATAAACGATCAAGGGTTTTATAGAGCATTATTAGATACTGCTTTAGAATGCGGAATAAAAATTATATCAGATGATTTTTGTTGTAAACTTTTAGCTTGGCTTTATGTATTCGGCAGCTACTCGGAAGCAAGTGTTTTCCATCAAAAACTGAATGTCGATTTGCAGTATGCGCAAAGACGGTTAAATATCGGCGGGGCTAAGATTCCTGATGTTGAGTTATCAAAAAAATTACGACAGTATATTGCTGAGTGCGGGGATTGGAGTAATCCTATTTATCCTGATTGGATAAAAGAAATTGATAATCGTTATGAAATTAAAACTTTATAAAAAAGAATATGGGAGGGAAAAATGAAAACCACAAATGAAGCGTACGAGCTTTTACAGGAAAAACTCGCACAAATCGAAACCGCAGCAAACGAGGGGCTTTGTAAAGAAGACTCACACAAAAGCTGCATGGAAATCAAATCTCTTGTCTTTGAAACAAGGCAGGTGTTAAACGAAAACTTTTACATCTCAGGTAATGAAGCCTGATGTGTAAAAAAGGAGAAGAAAAAATGAACGAAAAAGAGTTTATGAAAAATTCTAAAGGCGGGTATGATCCTATAGCAACAATCAAACCTATCGATCTTGCCCGAAACGATTTAGTCAACGATATCGTTTCTAAATCTCAAGCTATGTCAAAACAGATAGCCGATATGAAACAAGGCTTTTTCCAAGACATCAATGCGTTTTTGGAATTGTCTTCCGAAAAGTACGGTGTCAAACTCGGCGGCAAAAAGGGGAATGTTCAGCTTGTAAGTTACGACGGCGAATACAAAGTCCTTCTTGCCGTAAACGAAACAATTCAGTTTGACGAGCGGCTTCAAGTTGCCAAACAGCTTATTGATGAATGTATCGCAGACTGGGCTCAAGGTGCAAGAGTTGAACTAAGAGCCTTAGTAAACGATGCCTTTTATGTAGGTAAGTCCGGAAAGCTCAATACAAACAGAATCTTAGGTTTGAGGAGACTCGACATTTCCGATGAAAAATGGAAAAAGGCAATGGATGCAATAAGTGAATCCGTCATGACTGTAGACTCAAAAGAATATATCCGCATTTATAAACGGAACGATAAGGGGGAGTACGACCTTATCAATCTTGATATAGCAAGCCTTTAAAATTTTAAGGCACAAGAGTTATCAAGCCTTGTGCCTTATTTTAAATCTATCTTAACAAAAAGGAGAAACCTTTTAAAATGCCAAAAAACAAAATAGCACCGAACAACGCTTCAAAAGAAATCGAACTAAAAGAAAAAGTCTTCAAATGGAACTTTGAAAAATCCGTTGCCAAAATAAGGCCAAAGGTTGAAAAGTGGAAAACTCTTACCCTTGAAATAGCTCAAGAGCTATACCTCGCACGAGAAAATTTAAACGGCCGGATAGGACAACGAAAAGACCCGCTTGCCGATAACTACCTCGAATTTACTTGGGCCGATTATTGCGAAGCTATCGGTATCTCAAAAAGAATCGCAAACGATTGGCTCAAAGTTTTTATCCCCTCTGAACGCTCCGAAACGGGAGTGGCCTATCTTATGACTCCTGAAGAAATAAAAGCCATTAATGCCGAAAGACAAAAGGAAGAAACCGATGCCCGAGAAGCTCGAATTGCAAAATTCTTAAAAACAGGGAAGAGGGGAGAAGACTGGACAAATGCTGATGACAGGGAATTAAACGCCCGTCTTGCAGTAAAGAGAGCTAAGGAAGTTGCAGAAACTTGGCAGTTCTCTAAATTCAAAGTTGAACCCAGAAGAGACTTCTTTGCCGAAATAATGAACCATGGTGAAGACTTAAAAAAGTTCCGCCTTGAAACTGATGAGCAAAACGCCATGCAGCTTAAAGTTTTTGATTCAATCGACTCTTACATTCTTTCCTTTAAATCAATGAAAGAGCGGTTGACGGCGGCTTACAACTTGTCTGTTAAGCTAAAAGAAGTAACAAACTACTATGCGGAACTTGAGCTTCAAAAAATGGAAGCCGATGGAGAGGAGTAAAAAATAATGGCAAGCTTAACGCAAGCGGTTTTTCAAGGCAATAAAAAACACCGTGAAAAAGTTGCCGTCTTTGAAGCATGGCAAACCCGACGTCCGGGGCTTACTGTAAGAATGGCAGAGGAAGAGCTTTCAGACAGGTTCGGTCTTTCCGTATCCACAGTTCGCCGATACATAAAAGAGATAAGAGAAAACGGTTATCTCCCGGTCGAAAAACCCAAACAGGGAAGATCGGTCTTTGCTTGGGACAATGAAGCTCTTTCCTTTTTAAAAGCTTTTTACCTTGCAGTTCAAAGAGATGTCGGTTATTGCACGGTTCGCAATGCTTACAATCAAACCTGTAAGGTCGCTTTAGAAAAAGGCTGGGCTGTAGGCTCCGAGCCTTCGGCATACAAGCACTTAAAAACTTTAAGCACCCTTTTGATTGACTACACTCAAGGCGGCAGACGAGCCCTTGATAACCTCTTTTACATAGCCCGTGATTTATCGACATTGAAACCTTTTGAGGTTGTCGTCGGCGACCAGCACCGTTTCAATTTTTGGGTAGTAGATTCAAAAGAAAAAAAGTTCAGGCCTGAATGTTACGCATGGCTTGATATGCGTACCCGCCTTCCTTACGGTGTTTCTTTTGAAGCAGGCCCTTACAACTTCCGTACTGTTGCAAGAGCCTTACGGCAAGGGCTTATCCGCTTCGGTAAATTCGGTTCTACTTACAACGATAACGGAAAACCTGAAACAGCTAAAAAAATTGATTGGCTTGTTGAAGCATTGCAAACTTTTGGAATGAAGTTCTCCGATGAGGCCGAGCTATTCAAAACCAAAGACGGACACTATGCTTTAGAAGATGAATCCGGGGCCGTCATTGCCATGGCTGACACTTGCGAGGTCTGGCATAAGAAAAACAGGCGTATCTTTGCCCGTGTTAAAAACGCAAAAACCAAACCGATTGAAAGGTTCTTTTCAACTTTTGAGCAGTTACTATTAGACCGCTTCCTTCCGGGATATGTCCGGAATATCAAAGCTTCGGCAGCAGAAGATGAAGAGGCAACCCGCCGTCTTAATTGGCAGGAAGCTAACGGCTATCTTTTGCACTATGAAGAATTCGTTGAGCAAGCTAACCTAGCCCTCGAAATATACGAGCAGCGCATTCACTCTACACTTAAACATTCTCCGCGTGATGAAATGATGAAAGCAATTGAAGATGAAGGCTGGGAGCCTAGCCGTATTAAACTTGAAGATATCAAAGCCTTGTTTATGGAACCCGACCACCGCATAGTCCGAAATAACCGCATTACAATATCGGGTATTAACTATGTAGGGCCTAACCTTACTTCCGAAATGGTAAGTCAAAACCGCAATAATCTTGCAGGGCTTCAAGGTCAAAGAATCGAAGTCCGCTTCGATCCCGATGATCCTTCTTCCGGAGTTTACGCCATTCATCCTGTAACCGGAGAAGCTATCTTTTTAACGCCTGAAAAGCGTATCGATTTCTTTGATGAAAAAGCCGTTGCTGCTGCAATCGAAGAAAAGAACGCTAACATTCGGGCTGTTTCGGAAAGCTATTCAAAAGCAATTAAGGGCTTCGGAAAGGTAATCACCTCAAGCCGCTATAAAAATCTTGAACAAGGAAAGACAATCTCAAACGAAAATGAGGCAAAGTTTTTACCGGATCCTGAGCTGACCGATTCCGAGTTTGCCCAAGCTGTAGGGGAGCGTCTTACCATTGTTATTAACGCCTCACAAAACCGCCGAAGTGTTTACTCATCAGAGCGCGACCGCTTCGATGCAATTCTTGATGCGGTTATGGACGGGGCTGTTTTAAGTGAAGCCGATCAAGCTTTTAAACTCAAATATGAAAAAAATATGAGTGAAGATGAAAGGCTCTTTTTTGAAACTAAAATCAATCTTGGGCTTGAAGCCCGAAAGGAGAAAACAAAATGGCACTAAAAGAAGTTTTAAACTTTAACAATCTATCCCACGGAGATGCTGCACGCATTACAGGGCTTAACCGCTCAACCGTTTCGCGTGTTGCTTCAAAAGATTATCCTAATTGGAAAGAAAAGGAAAGCGAAATCTTAAGCCTTCTTAAAGAAGCAGGCTATAATACAGAAAACATTGATGAAGAAAAAACGGGTATCAGCCTTGACTTTGAAGCAGTTGTTATGACTCCTTCTGTTTCAGCTTACAAAAACCTTGCTTCAAGCTTAGCTGATCCTGAAGGTTCTCTTTCTTCAAGTCTAGGTATGGTCATCGGAACAGCTGAGAGAGGAAAAACCTTTACCTCAAAATGGTTTGTTTCCGAAAACTCAAACGCTGTCTACATCCTTTACATTGACGGCTCTTCCATTACCCAGCTTTTGCGCGACATCTGCTATGAAGTGGCTAATACCCGTCCTCATTCAATGAGTAAGTGTATCACTGTTTTAGAGCAATCCTGCCTTTATCAGAGGCATCTTATAATCATTGATGAAGCCGATAAATGCCCAGTCAAACATCTTGAAACTTTACGAGGAATAAACGAACGCTGTAATCTTCCCTTCCTCTTTGTGGGAGAAGAGACTTTAAAAAGTAAAATCGATCAGGTTCCTCGTCTTCGCTCGCGAGTGCGTCATCCTATTGTAGTCTTTGACCCAATAAAGGAAATCGACATTGCAGCTTATTATCGCTCGGCCGCAGGACTAACACTTGATCTTAAAACTGCAAACCTCTTATCAAAAAGAGCTCGTGGTGGTTTTCGTACGGTTGCAAACGAAGCAAGAGCCTTGGTCAATATCGCCAATGCTTCGGGGCTTTCTACCATCACCGAAGAGATGATAAATAGGTTAGGTTAAAAATTAAAGGAGTAGAAAAAATGAATACATCAATAAACAAAGCAAGCAGAAATAAGATGTTGGCTCTTATTCATCTACAAAAGAATAAGACTAAAATTACGGATGAACAATACATCGGTATTCTTTTAGACCATGCCGGAGTAGATTCAGCTTCTAAGATTGAAAACATAAAACAGTTTAAATCCGTAATAGATGCCTTAAATAAAATTCTTATAGCTCAAGGAAAATCACCCTTAGGCAGTTCTCAAAATTTCACACCGCAATCTCAACGCTTCCTGAATGCTGTAAGAGCTAAAGCAAATGCCGTTCTCGGTAATCACAGTAAAAACCGCTTACAAGGTTATTTAAGGAAAATGGGTAAGTCCGGCTTGGAAGATTGCAGCATGAGAGAGCTTCGCCGTGTTATGGGATTTTTAAGCATTATCGAAAAGAAATATTAG